CACAGAATCATAGAGCTGTGTTCATGATACGAGATGACAAGCACAATATAATTGGTGGTGTAGGTAGAGCCATGCGTTCAGACATGATGCCCAAGTGGTATGTGTATGGCAGAAAAGATTATCCCTATATATGTGGAGAAGGTGATGTGGCTGTATTAGTAGAGGACTGTGCCTCTGCCTGTGCAGTATCACAAGATTTTGCAGGCGTTGCTTTGATGGGTACAAGTTTACCAGATACTTTTATTCCTATACTGCAAAAAAAATATAAAGAAGTTATAGTAGCACTAGACAGAGATGCCACTACTAAATCATTTGACATAGCAAAAGATCTTGAGAGTTCTAAACTTAAGACACGAGTTGTTATATTAAAGGATGATCTAAAATATTATAGACCAGCAATGATAAAGGAGATTCTATGCAAGAACGACAGCTGATAAAACTTCTACTAAAGAAAAAGTTTTATGATAAGAACAAAGCAAAAGTTTCTAAGACTACATTTACAAATGGTCTTGGAAATGTTTTTACTACTATACAAAAAGCCCATGAAGATTATGAAAAAGATTTATCAATAGATGAACTTATAGATTTACATTTAGAAAAATATAATCCTGCATTAACTAGAGCTGCACAAATAAACTTTAAGTCTATGGTAGATGAAATTAGAGAGGAGCAAGAGCCCAATGAGAATGTAGTAGAAGATATACTTAGTGCAGTGCATAAAAGAAATCTTGCACATAAAGTAGCAGTAGTAGCGACAGATATATTTAATGGTCACAGTAGATCTTTCAATGATATCAAGGACTTACTTGAGGGTACACAAGAAGAAGTACAGGAAGAAGAAGCAGTGACTGATGATATAGGAGAACTTATAGAAAGTTTAGAAATACAAACTAAGTTTGAATTTAATCTGCCAAGTTTGCACGAGCAGGTTCCAGGTATAGGTGCAGGTAATTTAGTTATACTATTTGCCAGACCAGAGTCAGGTAAGACTGCGTTCTGGGTTAATCTTGTTGGGGGCATACAAGGTTTTGCATCACAAGGTGCAAAGGTACATGCACTAATTAATGAAGAGCCTGCAGTTAGAACACAGATGCGAGTTATAAATGCACACACAGGCATGACTAAAGAAGAGATATTAGATAATATGGATTTAGCAAAAGATAAATGGAAGGATATAAAAGATAATGTTAAACTTATGGATACTGTTGATTGGACTCTTGACGATGTCAACGCTCATTGCGAACAGCACAAGCCTGACATACTTATTATTGATCAGTTAGATAAAGTAAATGTTGTTGGTAATTTTTCACGAACAGATGAGAAGCTACGAGCAGTGTACACTGGTGCAAGAGAGGTAGCAAAACGACATGAGTGTTGTGTCATAGCTATATCACAAGCATCGGCAGACGCACATGGTAAGACAAGTATATCATTTGATATGATGGAGAACTCTAAGACAGGTAAAGCTGCAGAGGCAGACTTGATCATAGGTATAGGTAAACATGGTAGCCTAGACTCACTTGATACTACACGAGTGTTGTGCATAAGTAAGAATAAGATATCAGGCTATCATGGAGAGATTACTTGTAATATTGAACCACAACTATCAAGGTACAGAGTATGATTACAGTATTTGATGTAGAGACAAGTTTTCAATTGATTAATAAAAAGGTAGACCCCCTTCCTTTTCATAAGGATAACTGCCTAGTTAGTGTGGGTATCAATGATGAGTACTATTTTTTTAATCACAACAACCATGACTTTGATGTGGCAAAAAATCATAAGGCAGTTCAGGCTATCTTAGATAAGACTACTCTACTGGTAGGACATAATGTTAAGTTCGATTTAGTCTGGATATTAGAGTCAGGGTTTAAGTATGAGGGCAGATTGTATGATACTATGATAGGTGAATATGTTTTACTTAGAGGATTACGTAAACCATTGTCTTTAAAGGAGATATGCAGACGAAGAAGTATATCATTAAAATCAGATGTTGTAGACGAATACATGAAACAAAAGATTTCGTTTGAGGATATACCTATAGATATTATAGAACAGTATGGTAGACAAGATGTAGTATCTACTAGAGCTCTATTTAATTCTCAGATGGCAGACTTTAAAAAGTCTGACAACAGAGTGCTACTAAAATCTGTTAAGATGATGAATGAATTTTTACCTGTGCTTGCTACTATGGAGAGAAATGGGATTAATATTGATGTGCCTGGACTTGATGATGTTGAGCAACAATTTAAAGAAGAGTTTGGAACTATTGCACAGCGTATTAAGACTATTATTTGGGAGCAGATGGGTGATACACCTATCAATCCCGGTAGTGGTGAGCAGTTATCTTGGCTTATCTATTCTAAAAAAGTAACTGACAAAAAGAAATGGGCAGAGATGTTTAACATAGGTATAGACAAGACTACTAAACGTAAAAAGAAACGACCGATATTTTCTAAATCAAAATTTAAAGATGCTGTAAACTTTAACACTACACCTATAAAAAAAACTGTAGCCAACCAATGTCATAGTTGCAGCGGTACAGGCACTAAACAGAAGACAAAAGTAAATGGAGATCTATACAAAAATCTATCTAGATGTGACTTGTGTTCAGGTGTAGGTTTAATATATTCTTACATAAATAAGATAGCAGGATTCAATCAAACTCCTGTCGGAGTATCTGAAGTTGCTGATGGTGGATTTAAAACTGATAGAGAAACTCTCAAGAAGATATCCATGCGAGCACACGGTGAGTTAAAAGAATTTGTAGATTTAATTATAAGATACAATGCAATTGATACTTACCTTAATACTTTTGTTAATGGTATGCGTGATCATGTAAATGAAGATAGTATACTGCACCCTAAATTTATGCAGTGTGTTACTGCAACAGGCAGACTGTCAAGTCGTGACCCTAACTTTCAGAATCAACCAAGAGGTAACACCTTTCCTATTCGTAAAGTAATTACATCTAGATTTAAAGATGGTAAGATTATGGAAATTGATTTTGCCCAATTAGAATTTAGGACTGCTGTATTCCTGGCCCAAGATAAGCAGGGTATGCAAGATGTTCTTGATGGAGTTGATGTGCATCAGTTTACTGCAGATACAATTGGAGTAAGCAGACAAGAAGCTAAAGCACATACTTTTAAACCTTTATATGGTGGCATGTCTGGTACTGAAGACGAAAAAAGATACTACAAAGCATTCTTAGATAAGTATAAAGATATAGCAAAGTGGCATGAAAGATTACAAAGCTCTGCTATTGAGATTAAAAAAATTAAGACTCCTTCAGGTAGAGAATATGCATTTCCTTATGCTCAACGTATGGCATGGGGAGGTTCTAGTTATTCAACACAGATAAAGAACTATCCTGTGCAGGGATTTGCTACAGCTGATGTAGTACCCATAGCTTGCATCAATGCCTACAATCTGATGCGAGATAAGAAAGTAAAAAGTTTACTTATAAACACAGTACATGACTCTATAGTTGCAGATATATATCCCGGTGAAGAGGATACTATGGCAGATCTATTAGAGTTAGCTACATTTAATGTTATACAATCTCTTAAGTCTTACTACGATCTTGACTTTAATGTGCCACTTGACACTGAGACTAAGGTAGGATATAATTGGTTAGATATGAAGGAAATAAATAATAAATTAGAAAGGTCAGTAGTATAATGTTATATTTTTTAGAGTGGTTGTTTGATTTTGGTGTGTTTTTAGCCATATTTTTACTAGTAATAGTATGTGTTTTAGCTTGACTTTTTTTAACAAACAGTGTATACTAATTTTAATAACAAACAAGGAGGACAATAAATGTCTAACAATGAAGTAGCAAACATAGATGGTTTATCACAAGATCAGATCATGTCTATGATTGGACAAGAGAAATCTTCTACTGGTAACTTCTTACCGAAGCTCGCTATAAATAGATTTCCAGAGAATGACGATGGTGCGGAAGTACCAGTAGGATCATACGGTGTGTATGTTCCTGAACTAGATAGCATGGCTTATGGAAAGCCTGTAACCTTTAGGCCATTCATGAATGCTTATCAGTACATGAAGTACGATGCAGAAAAGAATGAGTACAGCAACAGAAGTATTATATTTAAGTCTTGGAAAGATGAGGCTATAGATATACAAGGTGGCACTAGATGTGGTAAGATACCTGCAAAAGAACTTGCCAATATCTCTGATGATGAAAGGGTTAAACAAAAAGCAATTAAGTGTTATCGTTTAGTCTATGGTTTAGTTTCTTTTACTGGAGTACTACCAGGAGGGGATGAGGCAGAGGTAAAAGATTTACCTGTGCTATGGAAAGTTACAGGCAGTAACTTTAAACCTGTAGGTGAGGCAATAGAAAGTCTTAGACGCAGAGGTAAGGTGATGTTTAATCATACTCTTGATCTTAAAACTATGAAAAAGAAAGCAGGAAGTAATGTATTCTATGTATCAAATATATCTGTTAATCCAGAGGAAGTTGAATTTGGTGACAAAGAAAAAGAAACTCTCTTATCTTTTCAAGATGTTATCAATTCGGAAAACGAAGAGGTAGTAGAGCTCTGGCGTAGTGCTAAAAAGTCTGTACCAAATAAAGTAGACGCAAAAATAATTGATGTAGTGGATGATTTAGAAGATGATCCAGCACAGATGTTAGCTTCATGAGTTCAGACATCCTAGAAAAAGTAAGGGTGTTTTTGGAGGCTGCTAATAAAGACGCAGTTGAGGTATCCGATGATTTGATAGACCAGTTTGGTGACGCTTGTAAGGAATCATTCCGCAAGCAGTTCACTGACCAAAGAAAAAAAGAGTTTGGTCTTAGGGCATCAAGCATCGGACGGCCTCTGTGTCAATTACAGATGGAGAAAAAAGGCATTAAGGGTGAGTCGCAACCTTATAATGTTAAGATGAGAAATCTATTTGGAGATCTTATAGAACAAGCGGCAATGATTGTAATGAAAGCATCAGGTGTAGTGATACAATCAGAGCAGACTAAGACAGAGTATAAGTTAGATGCAGTTACAGTAAATGGTACACTTGATGTAGAGATTGAAGATAAAGTATGGGATATTAAGAGTGCATCGCCATGGTCTTTCACTAATAAGTTTGGAGAGAACGGTGGCTTTCATGCAGTAGCAGAAGATGATTTGTTTGGTTATCTAACACAAGGCTACATGTATGCTGAGTCTAGACAAAAACCTTTTGGTGGCTGGATAGTTATCAATAAATCTACAGGTGAGTGGGTTGTTACTGAAGCACCGATAGCAGATGATGAGTACAAAGAGCAAGCAATAAGTACTATTGATAATAATATTAGAGCTATAACTTTAGACAAAGAATTTAAAAGATGTTTCAAAGCCGAAGATGAATACTTTAGAAAGAACAAGACAGGTAATAAAGTATTAGGTACGGCATGTGGTTTCTGCCCTTACAAGTTTCCTTGTTGGGGAGAAAACTTGCAGATGCTGCCACAACAGCAATCGCAAGCTAAAAACCCTAAGTGGGTTTGGTACACTGAGGTCAATAATCCGAGGGTAGATGATGGCTTCTAGTGTACGCAGTAGAAAAGCCAAGGGGCGAAGGCTTCAAAACTGGGTTAGGGACGCACTACTCAGTGCGTTCCCTAGCTTAAAAATAAATACAGATGTGTGGTGTGCTATCATGGGTGAGTCTGGCATAGACATCAAGCTATCTGAAAAAGCCCAAGAATTATTCCCATTCTCTATTGAATGTAAGAATAAAGAAACATGGAAAGGATTGTATGATTCTTATGATCAATCTATTTCTAATGCTAATCTAGAACCTGCTGTAGTATTAAAGATGAATAGCAGGAAACCCCTTATTGTACTTGATTTCACTTCGTTTTTAAGTATAATAAAACAAAACAACAAAGGAGAATAATAATGGTTACATTTTACAAAGGACTTTCAGATGAGGATATAGATCTTATGAAAGAAAAAATGGATGAAGAAGTAGAGAGCACTGTAGCAATGCTAAATAATAAAAAGAAAAAGTTAATATCAGATGGCGTAAATGCAGACAGCGAAGAAGTTATAGCAATAGATAAACAGATTGAAATGATATGAGCGATATAATTGACGATGCTTTTGATATGTTTCATGGTGTATCCATAATCATAAATCCACATGAAGATGGTTTTACTCTAGGTGTAATAGATCCTAAGTCTCCAGAAGATAGTGATCTTTGTTCTCTAGTAGCTAAAGGTATTGTAAAATTTGTTACCGCTAATCCTGGAGTAATATATGATCAGGGTATGTTAGCACAAGCCGAGATAGATGATGACAGAGTAATTACTGGTAATAATGTAGTAGATCTATTTAAATTTAAATCAAAGAAAGACTTAAACTAATGACAACACACTTAGTAATAGGAGATCCCCATTGCACACCAGCTGCTAGTAATGAAAGATTTACTTGGGCAGGTAGGATGGCTAAAGATATTGGGGCAGATAAGATAATATGTATGGGAGACTTTGCTAGCATGGATTCTTTGTCTAGCTGGGATAGAGGCAAGAAGTCTTTTCAAGGTAGAAGATATCGTAAAGATATAGATCATGCACATCAAGCTCTAGAATTATTTAATAAAGCTATGGGTAATCACAAAGCTGAAATGCACATGACACTTGGCAATCATGAAGATCGTATTGATCGTATGGTGGAGGATAATCCAGAGCTCGAAGGTGCTATATCTATTGATGACTTAGATTACCCAAGCTATGGTTGGAATGAATATACTTACAGATATCCTGTAGTTATAGATGGCATACATTACTCGCATAACTTTCCTAGTGGCCTGATGGGATCAGCCATCTCTGGAGAAAATATAGCTAGGACTTTATTAAATAAGAATAAAGTATCATCTACTGTAGGTCACTGTCATCTGTTAGACTATGCTGTAGGTGCATACCCAACAGGCAAAAAGATAATGGGACTATCTGCAGGTTGCTACTTGACACATAAAGAATCATACGCATATAATACACAACGAATGTGGTGGAGTGGATTAATAATTAAGCGTAATGTCAAGGGTGGAGAGTATGATATTGAAATGGTAAACACTAAAGAAGTAAAGAGAAGATATGGAAGACCCAGTAAATAATCCTAATCACTATAGGCAGTCGTCTACAGAGACTATTGACATAATTAAATCAGCTATGACTGCTGAAGAGTTCCATGGATATCTTAAAGGTGCATGTATGAAGTACATGTCTAGATATAAATATAAAGGAAATGCTGTTCAAGATTTGGAAAAAGCAGAATGGTACTTAAAGAGACTGATAAAGGAGGTAAAAGACATGAAATCAATTTAAAGGGGTTAAACTTGCACATACAGACGAATGTGTGCTATATGATACCAGCGTATCACCTATATATTATTCGTTAATCTTTACTATATTTAAACAATAAAAATTTTAATAAAAGGAAAAATTATGGCAGATAAAACTACAGAAGAGCAAATGCAAGAAGCTAACAGGCTAGCAGAAAAACAATATATAATAACAGGATCTCAAGTACAAAGTATACTGAGATACTTATTCACTAGACCTTATGGTGAAGTAGTTCAAGGCATTGAAGTACTATCTAGAGGACTACAAGAGCTGGATACTAGTGCAATAAAAAATTCAGATGGCAAAAAATAAATCCCATCTGTTTGGAATGAATATCTCTTTGACTGGTTCAAATGAGATAGCAATTGATTTTGATTACCCAGAACCAAAATTGGTAGAAGAAGAACTTAATGGCATAGAAGAAAAGATACATGCCAATATTCTATCTGCGGTAATCAGACATTGCAAAAGTAACGCAGAAAAACTTAATTACGAAATAAAAGATTTAATAGAAAGGTTATAATGGATAACGTGGCTAGATTAGAAGTACCAAATAGAATGAGAAGTAATACCGTCCGTATGGATATAGACGATAGAAGAGTAGTAGCTATAGTAGACTACACTATAAACTCTGCAGGCATTACGCCTATGGCTATTTGGGTTAAGATAAAACCAAATGAAAGTACTCTGGATAGAGAGCTTAGAGCATCTGGTAAGG